CCTTGCTGGCTTGCTTCTTGTTGAGCATTGGCTAATCCCTTCAGCATCTCTGCAAATATCTGCGCCTCGTTTACGTCGTTTACGAGACTGTCTGGATCGATGTCCTGTGCAATAGCAAGTTCTCGCATCAAGTTCGGAATCTTGATGAACGGTGCCAGCATTGGATTTGATACAGTTTGTAACAGCGTAGTGAGACGCTGACTGCGTACCTCTTTCTGCATAACGGCTGCTACACCACGTGGCTTAATTTCTAAATCGCCTTCGATAGTGGGCGCATCTGTGTTAAACTGCATATTCCATTGGAAGTATGCTTCACCAAGCGGCTTAAGAAGACTGTCGTCAATGTTTTTAATCACCGTCTTGAGGGACAGGCTTGCACCGCCAAGTAGCATAGACAGGCCGGATGCCGTACGTCCTGTGCCTGACACTCCAGTTTGACCGTGCATAATAGACGGAAGACCAGTCTCTTCATCTGCAAGCTGACGGCTGATTTGATACATTTGTATGTTTTCAGGTGCCGTGTTGGGAAACTTGAGACCATTAATTGCTGTGCCTGTAACACCTGACTGACGGCGGAATATCTTGCCGGGGAAGATATCCATGTTCTGCCCCGGTACGAGACTCGCCTCGTCTACGTCAAACACTAGATTGCCAGCAAGGGCGAGGTTGTCGATTGCCATACGAACGTGACCGTTCATCAGCATCTGTGCGTCTTCCATGTTCTCTGCAATACCAACGCCCCAAATTTGATAGGGATTGATCTCGTACGGAAAAACCTGATATGGAATACGTGCAGGTGTAAACGGATTTAGAACGCAACGTAGCACCATCGTGCCACATACCCAGACATTGACTTGTACTTGATCGAACTCGTCCATGCTGTTCGCCACGTCTAAGCCTGCCTCATCGGCCATCTTGGAGTCAATAACACCCCAATACTCTAGTACCTCGTAGCGGTTGCCTTGATAATATGCTTCAGTTTCTTCTTCTCTAATCGTGTCTTCGTAGTACTTGTCTTCGTAGTTCGGTCCCTTCGCAAGACATTCTTCGATTGCATCTTTGTAAAAAAAAGGTTGCGTAATTAAACCACGGAATTGAGAACGGTTCATACGATGACGTTGAATTACATATTCACAATCTTCTATCGCAGTTGCGGAAGGATCGGGATGAAAATCCCACGCAGAAACGTATTCTATGCGAGGAACTGTCTTTTCGTAAGGAGAATAGACTCTGCCCTCGGGTCCGTCTTCCCACTTGTGAACTCGTTTGTAGTGATTGAATGGGCCTTTTACAATACCAGTTCCCAAAAGTGCTGACTCAAAGATAGAAGATCGAAGAACATTAACAGCGCTTGTGTCAAGGAGTTGGTCATGGATTTGTTTTTCCATATTCATCGCAGCCTTTTGGGCCGGACTGATCTGGGGTTCACCTATGAGGGCTGGACCGGGTTTAATCGGAGCGTTCTCGTAACGGCTCTCTAAGCCCCCTAGAAAGTCCATAGATGGAGTTGCTTGGGTGGCCCCAAAGGGCATCTCTCTACCGTCTCCAGCGAAGCCGTACGGGTCTTCTAGGACATCATCCAATGGGGTCTGTAGGTGAGCAAACTCTGCAATACCTTCTGGCACCGGAGTCGGCTCGACAACCATTGGAAATTTTTTATTGGCAAACAGAATATCAACGATCTGGCCGTATGCTGCCAGCACCTTAGTCTTGGTGATCTTAATGAACACCTTTGATCGCTCGGAGTCACGGTACTGTGTAGTCGAATCGTAGATGCCACGGAAATTCTTGTACGCTTGCAGCCAACGCTGTTCGTAGGCAAAACGTCCGTTTTCGGCGTCTTCAAATTTATTCTTTACATACGCCGCTAGGCCCGGAAGTTGTTCCTCCGGGTTTACGAGCGGAACTGCTGTATCGTCAGCCGGTTCCAGAAAGTTGTCAGCCATATCGACTTACCTCTTAGTAGTCGCGTTCTTCAGCCATCTTCATCAGTGAAGGATCGACTGCACCCTTGGTCGCCTGCTTCGGCATGTCCTCGGTCAGAACACCAGTCTGAGCGCGAGTGTCGAATTCCAGACCTTCACGGTACAGTTTGTTTGCGCCCATCGGATCGTCTACGGATACCTTATCCGAGTTCATGATGTACGCTTCACCCATGTTTAGATTTGTCATAACTATCTCCCTGCGGGTTGAGTTGTTAGCGGACTACACCGCCATAAAGAAATGATTGAGCTATCGGGGTTACTTCGCCCCTCATCGCTGCTGCGCGTGCGTCGTTACGTCTTTGTGCAAATCCCTGCGCGGCCATTGGGGGTGCAGACGGAGCAGGATCAGGAATATCTACGGGTTCCATCTTGCCCATATCTTGCAAAGTTTGAGATACTTCTGCATCCTCTGCAGCCATACGATCAATGGGCCTAGAAGAAAACGTGTCAGCCGCAACTTGACTACCTGCATCGATTGGAACAGGCGAAACAAAGTCAGCAACTCCTGTCGCTACTCCTGCTGCAGTGGAAAGACTAGGGGGCACTCCTAGCTGTGACATCTGTTCACTGGTGGACACGCCCTCTTGTGCAGACCCATAAACGCCTAATGCTTCTAAACCAAGTTCTCCAGCTTTTGCAATCTTGCCCAGTCCGGGAATTGCTCCTAGTGCGCCAAGAGTCGTTGCTGCACCTATGGCTAAAGTATCCTTGTTACGTCCGAGAAACCGCGCCCACTTAGACTTGCCTTTTTCTGCTTTTGCTGCGTCTGACTTTTGTTTGCTAGTAGGACCGGTATCAACCTCTTCTACTTGCTCTTTAAGATCACCTACTTTGGATAGAAGACCTTGCAGTTTATCTATCGTCTTTTGAAGAGTGCCTACAGATTCTTCTGCAGCCCCCGTGGCTTTAGCTGCAGTCGTCTTGACCCTGTTCTCTACTTGTTGTTGTTCAGGAGGGATGTCGACATCTACATCGACTATCGTTTTGTTAGGAAACTTTGCTCCATCGAATCCGTACCCATCCTGACCAAAAAGGACAGCAGGATTGGACTGATTTATCACCTCGAAAAACAAACTGGTAAATAATTCTTGCGTTCGTTGTAATCCGGATAGGGCTGCTCTGCGTTGACTTTTACTTTTAGCTCGTTCTGTTTTGTAATATTCAAGACCAACATTACCGTTTGCGCTGTGTCCCAAAATCTGATTAGCTTGTGTGGCGTCTCCTAATTCATCGGCCAACATCGTAAAAATGTTTTTACGCAAATCACGAACACTGAAAGCTACAGCTTTACCCTTCTTTTTATCGTATATATCTATGCCCCGCGCCTTCATAACACGGTTCATAACAGGATTTATTCCTGACCTAAATTTATCGATGGCTGTTTTTGATTTTTTGTTTACGTCATTGATGTCTTCAAAATCAACGCCCTCCATATCGGAAAACAGTGCGGTACGTCCCTGCGCTTCTGCGTCTGCTGCCAAATCGGCAAGAATACCCTGAACAACCTCTCCTACGTCATAGTTTATTCTTTTGCCTTTATTGCTTAGTCCAAATAGTTTACCATCTTGGGGATCAAACGATCCATAAAGAGAGGTGGCTTCTTTTCCTCGACCGACTTGCAGATTAAGGATGTCTGGGTTACGAAGTCCGGTAAGGGTCTTGATAAGAAAAAAGGCTCTGTGTTCTTTATTAGGAATTTGACGTGCTGTGTCGTCAATAGCCAACATAAAATCGTCAAATGCAGGGAGAATCAAATCACGAGAGCCGCGAGTTAGATCAATTCCAAAACGAGTTTCTTTGCCCTTGTTCTTTGCTTCAAACGCAGTTACAACATTGCTGACATCTACAGGTTTGCCAACATTGATAAGAGTTTTAAGATGCGAACCAAACATACCGGACGCAGTGACAACGCCCTTATACTTTTTGGTTGTTATAAATTTTTGAAGTTCTGTTATCGTCTTTTCAGTATTTAATTCAGATATAAATGTGCTATCTGGCGGATAGCCTGCCGCTTTTAGACTGTTTAGGCTGCGTTGAAACTTATCTCTAAGCTCGTTGCTTTTACCTTTGGTGTGTATCTCAAAGGCTTGCTGCACCGTCATGTCTTGTGAAGTAGGTTCAGTCATCAGTATCCAAATGTCTCATCTTGGACTTGGTACACCTGACTCTTGATTGCACCAAGTTGTTTGTGTATTGATGTGTATCCGCTCATGCGTGTCATCAGCATATATCGCAGAGCGTCGTAGGCGTGGTCTTCGGACTTTGTATCCACGTCTTCGCTGTTGGATTTAGAGAGAGGTATGCCAGCAAGTTGCTTGATTATGTTTTGGCAACTAGAGAAGATACGTAGTCGTGGCTCTTCTGTGTAGGGATCGTCAGCAAGGCGACGGTGTATCTCCATCTTACCTTGGATACGATTGCGA